AACAGCAGTTCAATCTATTTTATCACAAGGATATAGTTAATGGTATTTAGTAATAATCTGTTAATGGGTGCAGCAGCGGCAGCAAGTGGTGGAGAGGCAGCTTATGTTCCTAGTGGGGCTATTGTTTTAAATGGTAGTGATGAATATTTAGCTCGGACCCCAAGCAGTGGTAGTGCATCTACGAAGTTTACATTATCAATTTGGTTCAAACGTGGTACGTTCTCTGAGCAATATCTTTTTATGCAGGGTAGTGACGCTAACAATCTGGACGTTCTTGAATTTACAGCAGATGCCACAATACAATATCGGGAATACACTGGTAGTGTTACGGCAGACCTTATAACCTCCCAAGTTTTTCGTGATCCTACCGCTTGGTATCATCTTGTTTTGAGTTATGATACTACATCAGCAATCGCAGGAGAGCGTGTAAAACTTTATATCAATGGTGATCGTGTAACTGCTTTTGGTACTCAATCAAATCCCAGTAGCGATTCTACGTCAATGATTGGTGGCACCTCTCAGATGACGATTGGGCGTAAAACACCAGGGACTACTTGGTACTATCCTGGCTATCTTTCAGAGTATATTTTTCTTGATGGGTATGCTGCTTTACCGACAGATTTTGGAACAACAAATTCAAATAATCTGTGGGTGCCGAAAGACCCTACGGATAGTGTTACAGCAAATAAAGGAACTAATGGTTTTTGGTTAGATTTTGCTGACTCCTCTGACTTAGGTAATGATGTTAGCGGTAATAATAATGACTTTACTCCTTATAATATGGGTACTACTAACTCTGTTCTTGACCGTTGTGCAGATAATGCTGGTACTAATGTTGGAAACTATTGGACGTTATCTCCCCTGGCAGCTACCGACACATTAACAAATGGTAATTTGTCGTTTACTGGAGCGGCCAATTTTTCGACCTATGTTACTGCACCAGCTTTACCCATGACAGGTAAGTGGTACTACGAAGTGAAGGCTACAGGTGGCGATGCACCGATTGGAGCAAGTGCCAGTTATGATGCTTATCTAGGATTGGTCAGAACGGATATTGCAATCCCAACTGGGTCACATACTTCAAATCCAGGTTTATGGGTTATCGCAAACTGGAACCCAACTCCTTCAGGACAGAAGAATAACAACTCAACAGCAACTTACACGCCAACAACTGGCTTCGGTGATGGCTCTATTATAATGGTTGCTGTGGACCTGGACAACAATGCAATATGGTTTGGAAATGACGGAACTTGGGCTGGATCGGCTACAGCTTCAGAGATTGCTGCTGGTACAACAACTAATGCTGCGTTCACTAATTCTAATAATAGTTTTGGCTCAAATCAAATGATGCCGTATCAGGCAAATTATTCTGACCTAGCCACCTATAACTTTGGTGCAACAGCTTTTGCTCATACACCACCGACAGGTTTCAAAGCATTAAGCACCGCTAATCTCCCAGAACCAACTGTAAAAAATGGAGCAAATAATTTCCTTCCTATGATCTATGAAGGTAATGGTGCAGGACAACGTGTAGGTAACTTTATACCATTTACTGACAGTCATACTGTGGATAATTCTTGTTTGTTTGAATCTTCAGATAGTGATTATTTAAATAGAACGCCAGGGAGTGTGGGTAATAAAAGAACATGGACTTGGAGTACGTGGGTAAAACGAGTTAAGGTAGGTACTGAGCAAGAATTACTATTCTGTGGTCCAAGTAGCCTTGATTTATTTCAGAGTCAGTTTGGTACTGACGATAAACTTTACATAGAGGACTATAACGGATCAACTCAGTTACAAAAAACTACTAATCGTGTTTTTAAAGATACTTCAGGATGGTATCATTTGGTGTTTCAGTTTGACACTACCCAAACAAATGCTTCTGATCGTTTTAAGCTATATGTAAACGGACATCTAGAAACTTCCTTTGCTTCATCAACTGATCCTTCTCTAAACTATGAAGGTAGAATAAATGCAACAACAGAACATACAATAGGTAAGAAATTATATGTTGCCTCGCCTAAGTATCAAGATGGCTATATAGCAGAGAATGTCTTTATAGATGGAACAGCTTTAACAGCTTCTTCATTCGGACAGACAGATACCTCAACAAATCGTTGGATACCTAAAGATGTTTCAGGTTTAACTTTCGGAACTAATGGTTTTTATTTAGAATTTGAAACATCAGGAGACTTAGGAGATGATACATCTGGCAATGGAAATGATTGGGCTGAACAGAATATAGTTGCTGCTAATCAAACGGATGATACTCCCACAAATAATTTAACTACTTGGGAACCAGCATTATCATCAGGTGCAACTTTTACAAATGGTAACAGAGCTTACGGACCGAGTGGTGGAAGTTCTTCTGCTAATGTGGGCAAAGCTAGTGGTAGCTTTAGCCTTTCTTCGGGTAAATGGTACTGGCGTGTTTATCTTGATTCCGTTCAAGCTGACGGATATCCACAAATTGGTATTGGTCAGAAAGATGCAACATTCAGTCCGTCTGGTGGATTTTTAGGAAGTGATGCTTTTTCTTGGGTAATCTTTTGTGAAGGAAGTGGTACAGCCTCTCCAGGTGGACAAGGAAGACATGCTTCGGTTGAAACAAGTCAACTTATTAGTGGTATTGTTGCTACTGATTACATTGACCATGCGGTTGATATGGACACTGGTAAATTATGGTGGGGTCGTAATGGCACC